TTGCTGAAGATATGGGTATTGCGGCTAAGAAAGCAGATGCAAATAAAGAAGAACCACAAAAAGTAACATCAGCACCAAAGGTTACCGAAAAGATAAAGAAAAAAATAGAAAATTGGACTGAAAAGGAAAAAGCATTCTTCGATAGAAATGAAGGAGCTCCTGGTTCAAAAGAACGTAGAAGTTTAGGACAGGCTTTGAAAGATAAAGCGGCCGGAGCTTGGAAAGCAATTAAAAAAGGTGCTAAGCACGAAGTTGAAGAATTCAAAGCAGCTGGTTCTGGTGTTAAAAACTTTTTTAGTGGTAAACCTTTGAGTGAGCATGAACAAAAAGCCGTTAAAGCAGTTGCTTTCAAAGTAGTAACAACTGCCGTATTCGGAGCTGCATTTGGTGGATTATCACATGGTGTTGCTGCATTTGGAAAGCACGTAGCAATGGAATTTATACCACATGTTATTGGAGAAACAATTCTAAAAGGAGTCGGTAAAGCGGCAGTATTTGCTGATATGGAAGGTGAAGCTGAAATGGATGTAAATATGGCTAAGTTTGCTGAAATGATTGCAGATGGATTGGAAAATATGGAAATAACTCCTGAAATGATGGAGGATATGGTTGATTCGTATAATAAGAAAAAAGAAAGTGGTGAAGCTGATAGTGATACCACTACTACTGGTGTAAAAGCAGAACATTTACATTTAGTGGATGAGTTAATGTTAGAAATGATTTATGGTTTTATTGAAGAAGTAACTGGAGAAGGTAAAAAAGGTGAATCGAAAGATTTTCCCGGATACTATCATATAGGAAATGGGTATTATTCTCAACAACCTAAAGGAGAAATTACACACAAAAAAGTTGCTAATAAAATGAAAGCCTTATCGGCAAAGGAAAAGGCGGAAAAAAATAAAACAAAAAAACCAGCAAAAGCAGCTGAACCTGTTGGTCAAACAATTGCTCCAAGTGGATTCAGAGATACAGGTGAAAAAGAATTAGAACCGAAAACACCACCTACTGGTAAAAAGAAAAAAGGTAAAAAAAATAAACAATTAGACCAAACAAAAAATACTAAACAAGAATTCAACAAAGGCGATTTATCTAAAGATGGGGTTACTGATGAAGAATTTGCAGCAAATAAAAAAGTAAAACCAGCATCAAATCAGATTGGAGTTGAAGAAATAGAAAAATTCTTTTTAGATAAAAACGGAAATACTAAATTTCCTAAAAAGTATTTGAAAGTTTTGGCTAGACTACTTAGTACGAAACCAGGTGGAGTTACTATTTCTGATTTTACCGATGTATCTGGAGCTGGTACATTATCATCTACAATGGGTGAATTATTAACTATGATGGGAGCTACTATTAAAGATGATAATCTAGCAAAAGAATTCTTTAATATGATAAGACAGCATGTTAAAGCAAATGGTAGTGAGTCTATCATTGATATTGGATGGGTAAATTCAGCTGAAAAAGTAAGAAAAGCTCAATTTGCAAGATACGATAGAAAATACGGAAAAGGTAATTGGGAATTGGATAATATGGCTTGGGATGTTGAGGGTGAAGTTGAAGCTTTGGGTATGGAGAATTACAAAGAAAACAAAGGATTTTCAACTGATGTATATGCAAAAGTTAAAGTTAATGGTGAGTATGTGTTAGATGAAATTTCACTTAAAAAAGAAATTAAAGCAAACTTATTGAATGCAACATCTGGTAGAGTTGCTGATATTATGGTGAGAGGATTGGCATCTGATGAGGATTTAGTAATATATGATGATTTGAATGCTAAAATAGATGCTTTGTCTGGATTAAAAGATAAAGAATCTGTAGCAGAACGAAAAAAACTTATAGAACAAAGAGATGCTATTGTTGAAAAATACAATGTTAATGTACCTGATGATGTAAAAGTATCCCATGTTCAAAGGATACAAAGAGAATTACATGAAAAATTTGTTGAAAAAGGAATTGGAGAAATTTCTACATTCTTAAAAAAATTCTGTGATAAAAATAATAAAAAATATAGAAAAGATTCAGCGAGTGTTATGACAACTACATTAAATCAAAAGCCTGATTATAACGCAAAAGTAACACAACAACTAGATGCAGTATGTGCATTAATGCCAAAGGGTGGTTTTAAAAATGCTGAAGATTATAATAAGGCATTGAAGCAAGCAAAAATTGGAGATACTTCAGATATGCAAAAAATAAATATGGCATTTATGGCAGCTATTGCAGAAGAAAACCCAAAATCCCAAGCAGCTAAATCATATAAACTTATTGTTACAAACTCACATAATCACTCTAAGGCAGTTAGAGAATTTTTACTTACAAACCCTGCTGCTAAAAAAGGATTATTAATGTCTATTAGAGAAGCCCTTCCATTGAAAGCTTTATTTGAAGGTGAAGAAAATATGATTTTATCGGATGTTAGTATTGATGATGATGTTTTAAAGGATGTTTTTGGAGTTGATTCTTTTGAAGAATTGGAGCAAAAATTAACTGTAAGAGATACTCCACCACCACCATCAATTGTATATAGTGTGGAAGGTAAAGAAGATATTCCTGTTGCGGAGATAGTTTCTAGACCAGATGGTATTGGATATGGTGGTAGTTGGAAATTAATTATGGCAGTACATCCTGATTTTGCTAAGAAATTAAAAGAAGCAAATGAAAGATTAAATAACAAATAACTCGTTTTTATCCTTCCTTTCCATTTTTAATATTTATAGTTAATTAAAAGAAAAGAGGATGAAGACACAGTTACTTTGTACATTTACAACAAAAGGAGAGTTACAAAATACTCTACAACAAATTAGAGAAACGTATCATATAGTGTATAATTACATTTATATTTTACAAAACAAGTCTAATTTGGATGAGTTGTTTATTACATATAATATAGATACAGCTTTCCAACCGGATACTCCATTGGAAAATACAATATTGATACATAGAAAGAAGGAATCTAATTCACTATATACTATTAATGCTCTTAACGAATTAGTTAAAGAGGAGAATGGTGGGGTATTAGATTCTTCGTTTGTCATTAATTGGCAGAAGTTTAAAAATTCAATCATACTAACAAATGCGGAAGGAACTAAGAAAATTCAGACAAGAGTTTTTGAAGTTATGTCATTTGGTGAGGCTGAAACAAATAACAATAAAAATAGTGAGGGATAATTAAAAATGTTTATACCAAATCATTTACATTTACTTGTAAAAGGATATATAAAAACCCCACCACAAACCGAAAACGTATTAAACGAATGGTTTAGACAATTAGTTACTAAAGTAGGAATGAAAGTGGTAGCAGGACCTACATCGGTTTATGTGAATGAACCTGGTAACGAAGGAATAACTGGAACTGTAACCCTAGCAACATCGCATGCTAGTATTCATGTTTGGGATAACGAAAATCCAGCTATGTTTCAATTTGACTTATATAGTTGTTCGGATTTTACACCAACACAAGTATTAGACCATATTGATGAATGGTTTGAATTAAAAGAAGCCTATTGGCAGTTTATAGATAGAAACGGAAGTACCTTTGAATTAGTAAATTCTGGGCATTTTACAAAAAACAAATAATTTAAATACTAACATTATGATACTTAAAAAAGGAGACAACAACGAAAATGTTAAGTTGATGCAACAAAAGCTGGGAATTGAACCAGCAGTAACTAATTTTGGACCTAAAACCGAAGCAGCTGTAAAAGAATGGCAGGCAAAAAATGGTTTAACCGCCGATGGTATAGTAGGACCGGCAACTTGGGCAAAGATTATGGGAGAATCAACTCCAGTACCAGCAGCACCAGTTCAACCTGTGGCAAATGTTGGTGGATTGAAATTAGATAAATTGAGAGGACATATTCCTGATGCGGTTATTCAAATGATTCCTGATACGGCAGCTAAATTCCAAATTAATACTCCATTAAGATTGGCACACTTCTTAGCACAATGTGGACATGAGAGTGGTGGATTTAAAGTAACACAAGAAAACTTAAACTATTCGGCTAAAGGATTGGCTGGTATTTTTAAGAAATATTTCCCAACTGAAGCAGCAGCAACTCCGTATGCTAGACAACCACAAAAGATTGCAAACAAAGTATATGCAAATCGTATGGCTAATGGTTCTGAAGCAAGTGGAGATGGCTACAAATTCAGAGGTAGAGGATACATCCAATTAACAGGTAGAGATAACTACACTCAATTCGGTAAAGCAATTGGTGAAGATATAGCATCAAATCCAGATGTAGTTAGTAGCAACTACGCATTACTTTCAGCAGCTTGGTTCTGGTCTAAAAACGGATTGAACAAATTGGCAGATGGTGGAGCAGGTGATACTGTGGTAACATCTATTACTAAAAGAGTAAATGGTGGTACAATTGGGTTACCTGACAGGATTAAACATTTCAAAGAATATTATCATTTATTAGCCTAAAATTTGGTAATGTAAATAAAAATTCGTATATTTATAGGATATAACATTATAAACATGGCAAACATAAGTTTAAAAAGACTATTTGAAGCTGAAGATTTCAAAGCTAAAAGTAAAGAGACTGGAAAATTAGTACACTTCAAATCAAAAGATGCATATCAAGCTGCATTAAAAGCTGGTACTCACGAAGACCCTAACGCTGAAAAAGGTGGAGCATCTAAAGCACCTGCAAAACCAAATGATATGTTTGGTGGGGATTATGCAAAAGATAGAGGTAGCGAAGCTCCCAACCAACCATCAGCTAACTTAACACCTGATTCTAAGATTGTTAAAGTACTTTCTAAAAAAACTGGAGTAAATGGTAGAGCATTAATTTCATGGTCTGAGCAAAATGGTGTTGATTTGGAAAAAATAGCTAGTGATGTGGAATCCAAAAAATTAAATCCGATGGATTTTATGACCGCTGTTACGGGTAATACTGGAAACGAATACGCTAAAGCTATAATTGCAAAATACTCAAACACAGGTGCAGTAAATACAACACAACAACAACCAAAAGCACAATTTCCAAAGAAAGCATCTCAATTAGATGATACGCATGCAGAAAATGTAATAACTATATTGAATAAAGAAGCAGGACTTGATGGATATGCACAACTTGATGATGATTCTGGCGCTATTATGTATAATGCAAGTAAAGGTGAAATGCCAACGTACACATTATATATCGGTTCTAATATTGATTATGGTAAGCCTAATGAATTTAGAGTAAGTTTAGAACCTACTTATGGTAATGACCCATCTAAGTTGCAAGGTAAAATTGATAAATCCTTTAAATCAGCAGAAGATGCTAACACATTTATGATAGCTGTTACTAAAAAGTATAAAAAGGAATTGCAAATGGATGATGATACAAACGAATCAACGAAACTAACCAAAATGATTAAAAAATAAACAAAAGGGAGAAACTAAAAATTCTCCCTTTTTTATTTGGTATACTCGGGTATTTTTCGTATATTTGTGTATATCCACAATCATATACAAATGCCAATATCTCTACAAAATATACTTAAAAAAAGATTTGGAATTCTGAATAATTTGTCGTATATTTGTATTTCTATTATATTTATATATGTAACGGAGGTGAAGGACACTCACCTAAATAAAACCATAAAACATAAACTCTTAAAACTTAAAAGACATGGCTATTAACTTAGACGCAATTAAGAGCAGACTTAACAAACTGCAAAACACCCAAAGAACAACTGTAGAACTTTGGAAACCAGCACCCGGCAAACACACAATCCGATTGGTGCCGTACAAATTCAATAAAGAAAATCCTTTTATTGAACTTTATTTTCACTACAACATTAACAACAAATCTTACTTATCTCCGATGAGTTTTGGTAGACCCGACCCTATTGTTGAGTTTGCTGATAAACTTAAAAGAATGGGTGATAAAGAAGATTGGAAAGCTGCAAAAAAGATGGAGCCGAAACTTAGAACTTTCGTACCAGTATTGGTAAGAGGTGAAGAAGGTGAAGGTGTTCGTTTTTGGGGCTTTGGAAAAACTGTATATCAAGAAATTCTTGGTTATATGGCAGATGCTGATTATGGTGATATTACAGACCCAAATGAAGGTAGAGATATTACTGTTGAAGTAGTATCTGCTGAAGACAGTGGTACATCTTACCCTGTAACAACAATCCGTGTTAAACCAAAGGAAACTCCATTGGCAACTTCAAAAGAAGAAACGGACAAGTATCTAAATTCCCAAAAGGAAATTACTGAACTTTATTCAGAATTAACTTATGCAGAATTGAAAAATGTATTAGAAGGTTGGTTAAATCCATCTGGAACTTCTGATGATGAGGTATCGGCATCTGCTCAAACTCTTTCATCAACGGCTAAAGATGAAGATGAGGCACCATTCGATACAACTCCATCAAAACCAGCAACACCAGCACCAGCTAAAAAAGTTGATGATGTGGCAGCAGCTTTTGATGACCTTTTCAATTCATAAAATAAATAAGTTAATATGGCGAAAGCAACTAAGGAAGTGGACTTAGCAGAAGTGCTAGCGGACTCCCTAAACAAACAAGCGAAAGACCAAAAGGTAGCATTCTTTTTGGACAACAATGACTCCCCTACAAACGTAGAAGGTTGGGTATCAACTGGAGCATCAATGTTGGATGTGGCAATCTCCAATAGACCTTATGGAGGTTTGCCTGTTGGTAGAATTACCGAAATTACTGGATTAGAGCAAAGTGGTAAATCATTAGTATCAGCTCACTTACTTGCCGAAACTCAAAAGTTAGGTGGTATCGCTGTATTGATTGACACGGAGAATGCAGTAAGTAGAGAATTCTTAGAAGCCATTGGAGTAGATACAACTAAATTACTTTATGTAGCAGCTGAGACTGTTGAACAATGTTTTGAATATACTGAAACGATTATCGAAAAGGTAAGAGTTGCATCGAAAGATAAGTATGTAACAATCGTTGTGGATTCAGTAGCAGCAGCATCAACTGAAAAGGAGATGGAAGCTGATTATGGTAAAGATGGTTACGCTACGGATAAAGCAATTATCATTTCCAAAGCAATGCGTAAAATCACAAATCTTATTGGTAGACAGAAAATCACTTTGGTTTTCACAAACCAATTAAGACAGAAGATGAACGCAATGCCATTCTCTGACCCTTGGACAACTTCTGGTGGTAAAGCAATCGCTTTCCATGCATCGGTTCGTTTAAGATTAAAGAGTATGGGAACGA